GCTTTGAGGTTCATGCCCTCGGCCTTGGCGCTGGCGCGGCCCTTGGCATTCAAGCCGCCCGAGGGGCTTTTGCCCTCGGCACGCTGCCATGCTGGCGTCTTCATTTTTTGGCCTTCACTGGCTTGGCCGTTTTAGCCGCTGCCTTAAAAGCAGCAGCCGTTGGCGCACCCTTTGCGCCAGGCTGGCGCATTTTCTCTTTAGAGCCAGCAGCGATTCTTTCGCGTTTTGAATGAATGTTTGCATATAAGCCTTTCATGACTCGTCCCCCTCGTATTCGCCTTCTTCCATGTCTTCGCCCTCTTGCTCACCCGTATTGGGTCCACCCACCACCCACGCATCGCAGGTGCGGCTGGCTGCGCACTTGAAGTCAAAAATCTCGCAGTAACCCAACTCGGCCAGGCGGATCGTTCCCCATGGGTCGGCATCCATGCCAATGCCATTGGCGATGCACTCTTTGATGTCATCGGACACATTGAATGCCGCGCAGTTCCCGCACAGGCTCGTCTTGGCTGCCTTCTCTGACACATCCCAGGTGTCAGCCTTCTTTGCCCAAAACGCACGGTTTGGCAGCTTGGGGTTTTGCGGCCCATAGGCCGCACTGGTAATCGCCTTGGCCCTGTTTTTCAGGTTCAGCGTGATGTCTTGGGTCGGCATCGGGCAGTTGCCGCCATCCTCCATGTCATCCCGGTCCATGGCTTGCTCCATGGTGCGCTTTAGCGTCGCCATTACTTCTTGCTCCTGTTGGTGGCTGTGCGCTGGCCGCGCATGGGCATCTTGGCTTCGCTCATGGCAATGGCGACCGCCTGCTTGGGGTTTTTCACCACCTTGCCAGTGCCGCCGCTGTGCAGCTTGCCAGCCTTGTACTCGGACATGACCTTGCCGATTTTCTTGTCTGCCTTGCTCATGCGCATAAAACCTCCAGTTGGTTAGCCCAGATTATGCAACCCGCGACAGGTTTCGGCGCAGCGGCTGGCTCCACTTGCTGCTGGCCGCTGACCCGTACATCCCAGCAATCGCGTCAGACGCAAACGTCAGCACAAACGCATCGGCCTTGTCGGGACTGGGCAATCCCCGCCGCCGGATCTCGTCCTTGCCCTCAATCTGTATCTTGCCGTTGCTGGTGAAGCTGTACCGCACTGTGGCCAACTCCGCAATCAGCACCTCGTCCTTGGCCATCTTGCAGTCCCGCGCCTCCAGCCAGGCTCTGGCCCGATACCACAACTCAGCCTTCAAATTCCTGTACGTCCCGCCCAGCGCCGGGCTTTCAGCCACGTTGATGCCTCGGGCTGGCAGGCCCAACTCTCTGAGGCGGTCCACCACCCCAGCCCCCAAGCCGATGCTGTCCACCAGAATCTCTCTGGGCTGCTGGCTTGGCGGCAGCGCGTTGTACTCGGCCACCACGGCCCCCGTCAGTTGCATCAAGTCCAGATTCTTCCAAGTCCGCACCGCCTCGGTCATCGCATTGCCTTGGCGCTTGCACAGCGCACTGCGGTCACTGCCGAACCGGGCCACATCCAAGCCCCACACCACGGGTGCGTGTTGGCTGGGTGCCACATCGCGGGTGACCGCCTGCTCCAGCAAGTCCATCGCAATCACCGTATCGTCATCACCCTTGGGGAACTCGCCCACCACTCGGATGCGGTAGACGTTGCTGTCCTCGCCGTAGCGCATCTGCATCTCTGTGACGTACTCGTCGCTCACCCGTGGCGAGTCCAAGCACGACACCTGAAACGTGGTCCACTCGTCGGCCAAGCGCGTGTGCGTGTCGTAGAAAAACCCGCTCGAGCGCACCGGGTTGCCCAGCAGCAGCGTCACAGCGTTGTGCCCAGACATAGACCCGGCCGCCGCCTCAAACACCTGCTCGGGCACGCCTGAAGCCTCATCGGCCACCAGCATCACATGCTCGGAGTGAATCCCCTGCAAGGCTTCCGGCTGCTCTGCCCGGCTCGTCCGCGCTGAGATAAACATCTCAGTGGGCGCAGCGTTGAACTCAATCCTCTCCTGCTTAACCGTCAGCAGCCCCTGCAAGGGCAGCGGCATCGCGTTGATCCACCGCTTCAATTCCGCAAACATCGCGTCATAAAGCTGGCTGCTGGTTGGCGCAGTCACCACCACCTTCACGGGTGATCGGGTCATGAAATACCACAGCATGGCCCATGAGGACGCCGTACTCTTGCCCACCCCGTGGCCGGACCGCACGCTGATCTTCCGATCCCCTCGGGCAATGGCCTGCAAGAACTTGATCTGCCAGGGGTCAGGGTCAACCCCTAACACCTCCTGCACAAACAGCACCGGGTCAGGGTGATACCTGTCCACCCACTGCTTAAAGACGTTGTCATTTGCCATAGTTGGCAATTATGCCTTGCCCTGCACCTCTTGCAGCTTCTGGGCGTAGTGCCGCGCCTTGCCAGCGTCATCCGTCCCATCCTTGCGGCCAGCCCTCATGCTGTACTTGATGATGTTGCCCTTGAGGAACCCCTTGAACTCCTCGGGGGTCAGCACCGCCTCCATCACATGCCACGGCTGCATCGGCATGTCCTTGTAATGGCTGCCGCTGACTTGGATGTCATCCGCTGTGAGGCCGTTCGCACCAGCGGCCAGCATCTCAATGTGCATATTCGTCATACCGTCACCTTTCTGATCTCTCGGATCTTGTCTCGGGTCATCGCCAGGTTAAACACGCTGTTCATCCTGTACATCCTGTTCTTACTCTGCTCATGCCTGCGCCTGTTGGCGGCGGGGTCGGCCTTGGGCTTCTTCTTGTCCAGCTTATCCCCCAAGGCATACACGGGCCTCGGATACCTCCGCGCCCCATCATGCCCATGCACCCAGTCGGCAATGTGGATGCGCTTGACGCCATCCTTCGTCCTCTTGTTCATGCGCACCAGCACCGCATGTGCGTCATACCTGCCCATGTCCGCCCAGTCCGCCAATTCCTGCGCCGTCATCCGGCCAAACTCCTCAAGGGCTTCATAAGCCTGCAGCACGTTGTGCCCCCTGTTCAATGTCGTCACTTCACTCGATCCTTATATCTGTTGTACCGCCAGGCTGTCGCTTCCTTGTCAATCCTCTGCCAGACCACCTCACGGTCCGGTGGCGCCATCTCATTCCAGTGGGCCACCTCCAGGTAAGTGCGGCCACAGCCCTTGCACTTCTCGTCATACAGCGTCGTGCACACCGCTACGCAGGGACTGTCCGGCCTCATTCTTCCCCCAGCGGCTCTCGCTTGCTCTCGCGCCAGATGGCGTAGCCACACAGCAGGCCATGCACCCAACTGATTCCAATCATCAACCAGGTGTCAAAGTCGATTTCTCTCATGGCTTCTGCTCCCTGATCCACACGGCAAAGCTGGCAGCAGTGTCGCCAAAGGGCAGCAGCGCACACTCTTTGGCCAGCCGGTCGCGTTCGGCCTGGATGGCTCGTTGCCAGGTGCGCAGGAACACGTCCAGCTCCTCGCGGGTCGGCTCGCCCAGCATCTGGGTGATCTCCAGCCAGGCTTGTTTCATGTCTTCGTTCATGTGTTCTTCTCCTTGAGTTTGGCTTCGATGGCTCGGGCAAATGTCGTGTCAGTCCAAGGTGCAGTCCAATCACGCTTATAACGAACGCTGTTAATCTCATCATCCGTCAGCCCAACCCATTGCCGCTGTGCTGCGGGTGGGGTGGCGTGTTCCTGTGCGAAGGTAGCCATCCATACCGCGATGTCGTTCGACAGCGGCGTACCGTCGATGAACTTCTTCCACAGCGACTTGCTGCGGACGATTTCTTCGGCTTGCTTGAGTAAGTCAACCCACGCCACAGGCTGCACAGGTGCTGCGGGTGGGGTGGTGTAGAGGGGTTCCCATGCTTTCGCAAACGGTCTGCCGCTTGGGTCTGCAATGCAAAACTGCTCCGCTTTTGGAATCCAATACGCCACAGGCTCCTGCACAGGTGCTAAACGGGCTTGCTTGATGGCGGTGATGGCTTTGTCAACCAGCTTTTCGTCATGCCACTGGTTGCCCCCGTCTGTTATGTGACCTGCGCCACAAGACTCCAACGCCTCCAGCGCCAAGTCCAATGCTTCGTCTTTAGTCACAAACAACTCCTCAATGTCAGCAGCCCCAGCAGCAGCACGATGAAGGCCCACAGTATCCAAATCAACTGCCAGTCAGCAGGGGTGGGTTTGTCTTCGTCTTCGTTCATTCTTCCCTCGCC